TGTACATAGCACCAAGTCAAGCAAAGAAGTAGAGCAGTTAATTATAGGGGCCCTGGAAAAATACGAGAAGTACATGGGCAACGTGGAAGTAATATCTGACGAACAAGTAAAAGTACAAGACTTGGACGAAGAGCTGCAAACCGCGCGGGTGATGGAGGAGGCGGAGAAGCATAGAATTGCAAAACCGTTCGTAGCTAAAGAGTTTAGTATAATAGACCTGACTGACGAGATATAAGAACAAGAAAACAATGACCCCAGAAAAAACACAACAATGACCCCAGAACTAGCCAAGAAAATTAAAATAGCAATGCCGCGGATGCCTGAGCACGAGCGGATAAATATGCAGAAGCTGTTAGAAGAATATGAGAAATCAACTAAGATTGAGGACTGCACTACTAACTTCATGGCATTCGTACATCAGGTATGGCCCACATTTATACATGGGGCGCACCACGAGAAGATGGCAGCGGCGTTCGAGCGAATAGTTAGTGGGGAGACAAAAAGATTAATTCTGAACCTACCACCACGCCACACTAAATCAGAGTTTGCTTCATACCTGCTACCCGCTTGGTTTTTAGGGAAGAACCCGGCAAAGAAAGTAATTCAGACTTCGCACACTGCGGAGCTAGCTGTTGGGTTTGGTCGGAAGGTTCGGAACTTAGTCGACTCAGAAGTATACAAGGAAGTATTTCCAGAACTAGGGTTACAAACAGATAGTAAGGCCGCAGGACGTTGGAATACTAACAAGGGCGGAGACTACTTTGCGATTGGGGTAGGTGGTGCGGTTACAGGTAAAGGTGCAGACATTTTAATTATTGATGACCCACACGCACTAACACTTGATACAGAAGTGCCAACGCCGAAAGGGTTTAAAACCATACAAGAACTTGAAGTAGGGGATTTTGTATATGGACCGGATGGGAAAGCTACGCGGGTAATAGATAAGTCTGAAGTATGGCACAACCGCGAGGTCTATGAGATTACAACAAGCGATGGAGAAGTAATTAAATGCGATGGAGGCCATTTATGGAACTTCCGATCAGACACTAAGATAGGGGCACCCCACAAAAACGCTACTGCTAGAAAGCTAGCCCTATGGGACAAGAAATCAAAACCTTGCTTGCCAAGACATGCTGCGGTGCAGTACCCCCATACGAAGCTACCTGTAGACCCCTATGTATTAGGAGCGTGGCTGGGGGATGGTACAACTGGACTTGGTAGAATGACGAGCCACCCATACGACATGCCGTTCATGCGGGAGCAGTTTGAAAACGTTGGGTATACTACTACAACACTAACATCCCCATATAGCTTCGGGATAAAAGGGTTGCGAGCTGAATTACATAAACTACAGGTACGGGACAACAAGCATATACCACAACAGTATCTAACAGCTTCTATCCCTCAACGTATGGCCTTAGTTCAGGGGTTAATGGATACGGATGGAGATGTAAGTGAGGCAGGGCAATGTAGCTTTAACAACACTAACAAGAAGTTGGCAGAGCAGTTTAGAGAGTTAATCCATAGCTTAGGGGTGAAGGCAAAGATACACTGTTACCAAGATAAGCGCCCTAACCACAATCCGGTATATCGCGTCACATACAAACTAAAAAACTGCTGTAGGATGCCTAGAAAAAACGAAAGAACCTATACCCCAACAGATAAAAGATGTAGAAGTATTAAGGTATGGAAAACAACGGATTTTGCGTCAATGCAATGTATAACAGTGGAAAGAGAAGACGGGTTGTTTTTAGTAGGTCGGGGGTATGTAGTTACGCATAACTCAGAACAGGAGGCCGCGCTAGCTGAGGTAAACCCAGAGATATACGACAAGACATATGAGTGGTACACATCAGGACCTCGCCAACGGTTACAACCAGGAGGGGCCATAATTATCGTTATGTGTATGACAGGGGATACACGTGTTTTGTTGGCCAATGGGAAGGAGAAAGAGCTACACAGCATTAAGGTCGGGGATGAGGTTGCTACGTATGACAGTGGAAAAATAACAACATCTAAAGTACTTAATTGGCAGTCAAATGGTTTTGATTTTACATATAGGATAACAACGAATTGTGGTACAATTGTTTATGCAAATGAGAGGCATCCGTTTCTTGTTGATAACAATGGAGTACGGCAATGGATACGACTGAAAGACCTAAAGAAGGGAATGTTACTTGTAGCAACAAGGACTGTGGAAGACCCGCACGAGCACAAACAAGACCGGGAGGACTTTGTGCCCCATGCCAAGCAACACGCTCATACCACAAGAATAACCCTAGCGCACCGTACTTACCACTTGGTACACACGGCAAGTGGAAAGGGGTTACATGTTCTGAAGAAGGCTGTAATGAACCTGTATCCTGCAAAGGGCTGTGTACCCTGCACTACAACAAAGCAGCGTGGCGTTCTGGAAAACGCGCAACAACCCCAGAATATCGAAGAAATAAGCGCATCAAGTCCCGATATGGGATTGACAGCGCAGGGTATACTGAGTTATTTGAAGCCCAAAAAGGTCTTTGTGCAGTGTGTAAAAAGCCTCCGGGACAGAATGTTAGGGCGCACTGGGGTGGAAAACTGTGTATTGACCACTGCCACGAAACAGGAAAAGTTAGAGGGCTGTTATGTAATGACTGCAACCTCGCCGTCGGGTATGGTAAAACAGAAGCAGTCTTGCTCAGTGCCGCAAAATACTTACGAGATAATTCTTGAAGAGATTACAGATGTAACACCTTACGGTTATGAAGAGGTATTTGATGTTGAGATTGAGCGGACTGAGAACTTTATAGCCAACGGACTAGTAAGCCATAATACACGCTGGTCTAAAAAAGACTTAACAGGAAGAGTTTTAAAAAGCGCGGCGCAACGGAACGACGAGGGGTGGGAGATAATCGAGTTTCCTGCACTACTGCCTAGCGGCCGGCCACTGTGGCCTGAGTTTTGGGTTAAATCAGAACTAGAGGCACTAAAACTAGAACTACCGAATTCAAAATGGATGGCGCAGTACCAGCAGCAACCCACGTCAGAAGAATCAGCGATAATTAAACGGGAGTGGTGGAACAAGTGGGAAAAAGACGACCCACCATCATGTGAGTTTGTAATCCAGTCTTGGGATACAGCGTTCCTTAAAACTCAACGGGCCGATTATAGTGCATGTACTACATGGGGTATTTTTTATAGAGAAGACGCCACAGGTAAAAAACAGGCAAACATCATACTACTAGATGTATTAAAAGAACGTATGGAGTTTCCAGAATTAAAAGAAACAGCTAAACAGATGTACAAAGAATGGGAACCAGACGCACTAATTGTGGAGGCTAAAGCTTCAGGAGCGCCGTTAGTATTTGAGTTACGCGCCACAGGTATTCCAGTACAAGAGTTCGTGCCTAGTAGAGGTAACGATAAGATAGCCAGACTTAATGCAGTATCAGACATATTTGCTTCAGGAAGGGTTTGGGTTCCAGAGACAAGTTGGGCAGAAGAGCTAGTAGATGAAGTAGCTTCGTTTCCAGCAGGCGACCATGATGACTTAGTTGACTCAATGACTCAGGCGCTATTACGTTTTAGAAGAGGTGGATTTTTACAATTGGATTCAGATTACGATGATGAGCCCCTAGAATTTAGACGCTCAAAAGGAAAAGCGCTGTATACAGTATAGGAATAGTAAAAGTCAAGTAGAAATGATAAAATAAAGCTGGAAAGTATGTACGACAGTAAAATCCCAGACAACTAAGGAAAACAAAATGGCGACAAATATGGACAAGGGGCTGTACGCAGCGCCACAAGGGCTAGAAAAATTAGCTGAAGATCAAGATATGGAAGCTATTGAGATTGAAATAGAAGATCCAGAAAGCGTTACAGTTGAAATAATCCCCGATGAAAAAGAGAAAGAGGATTTTGACGAAAACTTAGCTGAAGGAATGACAGAGGGAGATCTATCAGCGTTGTCAGGAGAATTAGTTGGCCATTATACGATGGACGAAGACGCACGTAAAGATTGGATAGACGCGTACGCAGAAGGTATTGACTTGTTAGGCATGAAAGTAGAAGAACGTACGGAGCCTTGGCCGGGAGCTTGTGCAGTGCACCACCCGCTATTAGCAGAAGCATTAGTTAAATTCCAAGCTGAAACTATGATGGAAACGTTCCCTGCAGCAGGTCCAGTAAAAACACAGATTATAGGTAAGCAAACCCCAGAAAAAGAAAAAGCAGCAGAACGTGTTAAAGAGGATATGAATTATCAACTAACAGAAGCGATGCCTGAGTATCGCCCAGAACACGAACGCATGCTATGGGGCCTAGGTTTAT